TTACGCTTTATCTACGTCATTTTTTCTCACGACGTCCATATCGAGTGTGACTGACCCGATCAGATCTTTTGTCACACAAAACTGACACTTTGATTTCATATAGCCTTTAAACTCCTCGTCATACCACACGATCTCTATCGTATCGTTAGAGATCCTTTTTACAGATTTTACATTTTCTTTATTCCGGACAAAGCAATCGATATAGTCATTGATATTCTTGAAACGTCCATTATTTTCTTCGATGTCCCAGTCTGTACCTTCTCCTGTCACCGTAATCGCCCCTGTATCCAACTCTTCTACATGGACATAAACCCTGTCTGAAGTTTTATATATGTTAATTCTGACCAATCCGTATGTTTCTATTTCTTTTAAATCATTTAGATCGTTGCCGCTACCGATAAGAACAGTTTCACCGATCATCGATTTTTTTACCCGGGAATTGGCAGGTGGTTCGGTGCTTACATAAACATTGAATCTTGTTCTAAATCTATCATCGACAAGCTCCACCCTTTCGTTCAATCCGGGTTTCAATGCGGTAGCGACGGCGATCACTCCGTTCGGGCTCCCCTCGATATTGAACAAAATTCCTTTCTTAACATCTTTCATTCCGTACAATTTAAACATTTTATTCCTCCTTGACTCATTTAAAACTTTTTTGACCTTTAATAATTCCTCGTCTGTCATCTTGACAGACCGTGTGCGGGCACCCGGCGGCAGTGTTCTTTTAGCACCGGCGCCTTTACGACGTCCGCCCCAGCCGGTATTTTCTTTTTCTGTAGTCATTAGAGTTTTCCCTCCCATGATTCCACTGGAGTTAACGTTTTGGTCTGCCGATTTATTATCCCCAGTATGTCTATTTCCCCGTCCGCACTAATTCCGTAGGATTCCATCGTTGCAGTATTCATCTGTGTTGTATACTGCAAAATTCTGTATACTTTTTTTATGTGGTCTCTCATTTGTACTAAATACGCGACCGTTATACCTCCCGCGAAAATCGAATCCCACTCATCTTTTGTGTAATTTTTTCTTAATTCTTCGTAAGCAACAGCCCGCAACCTGCTTATCATTTTCTTAGTAACTTCCATTTTTCCTCCCTATTCTTACTTGTGCGCCCATGCACACAAAAAGTTAACCGGTATATGTCGGCAACGGTATACTTCCCACTCTTCTGGCTCCCACGGATTAACGGGACGTACAGAGTTTGCCGTCTCTACGGCTTCCTCTGGAGTTGCAGCAAGTACAAACATCTCGCTGTTTGCCCTTCCATCCGGAAGGACGGTGACGGCACCATATAAGTGCCATCTATTTTTCCGCATTGCGGAAATGATTTCATTCCTTTCATACTGTGCTTTTGCCATTTTCTTTCTCCCCTCTTTTAGTACAAATCATCTGTGGCCATGTTCCACAAATCTTCATTTTCTGTCTCTTCATCGGCATTTACTATGCCGCACCTATAGTACGTGTTTCTCTTTAACTCATACATCTCGTACCCCTGATCGTGTCTATCAAATCTTATTGTCCTTTTCCCGTCGGTCAGAAGTCTGCTTCCCAATTCAACCCCTTTTATTTTCCCGAGATCTTTAATCATTTTGTTTTCCTCCTTGTTTTGCTTAAATTTATATTTTTTCTGCATCGCTTACGAAGACATCAACATCCGGAAGAATTACATTTCCGGCATCATCAATCTCATAATCTATATCAGTATTACTCCCGTCTGCATAAGATTGTGCGTAATCAATTAGGTAATAGATGTCGTCGACAATATAAGCTTCAAGAGCTTCATTGTATTTCAGTCCTCCTACTTCGAAAAAATCATCTTCAAAATTGACACCGCTATTTCTATCTACCATTCTGATTTCAATAAGTTCTTTCCCGTCGTAAAATTTAGCCATTTCATTTTCCTCCTGTGGGTTTAAATAATCTGTAGGACCTCTCGTCCTTTCTTGATTATAGTATATCTTATTCAACTTGATTAGTCAATACACTTTCAAGATGTTTTGTTATAATTATTTTTTATACAGTGCAACAGAAAAAGAGCAAGGATTTCTCCCTGCTCTTTTTCCTTTTTCTTTTTCAGATTATTTAAACCCACAGAGGTTTCCCTCTGACAGTTAAATCATAGCATAATAAAGTAATTTATGCAATAAAAAGGGGCGGTTTCCCGCCCCGTTTCGTAGATATCGGATCACCTCTGGGAGATCGCCGCTCCCACGGCTACCGCACTGATAATAATCCACATATTTCGCTGCTTTGTTTTAATCTTTACTTTCCGTTCTGCCTCTTTCTCGTATTCGTTGAATAATTCTCTGGCAATTTTCAATGAGTTCTCTGTCTGTTCGTTCAATACTTTTGATTTCTTCAGTTGTTCGTTGACTATTTTCAACTGCTTCTGTGCTTCGGTCAGCTGCGTCTGCTGCTGTATCAACAGCTTGTCTTTCTTCTCGCTGTCTATCTTGAGCTGATTCAAGCTCGTTTCTAATGTCGTTAGATCCGTTTCGGAGATCGTGTACTGTACTTCTGCCTGCACATGCGAACCAGATAACAATGGCGACAACCACGCAGACAGCAAGACCGCCAATAAAATAAGCCCTTTTCTGATTTTCCACATTATCAGTCCTCCACATTTTTTACACAAACATTTTCCCACTTTTTATATGCATCAAGATATGTTTCTTTTTTGTCACCATTGTATGTGACTTCGTAGTACATTCCATCGGATATTGTCGTGCTTATCAACGCTTTCCAGTTCTGCAATGTTTTACTAAACCATACGATAAAAACTTCACTTTCTGTCAACTTTTTATTGTCCGTTTTTTCTACATGTTCATTGTAGTAATCGATAACAATCTGTTTTGCTTTTTCCTGATAGTTCATTTTTCATACCCCGTTCTCTAAATACCACTGCGCTTTCCCGCGGAGAATATCTCCGCCGGTCCCTATCTCATCCTGATCGCACAGCTGCTCTAAATCCCAGCGACAGTCAGGATCTCCGCTGTACAGTCCGTAGCCGTCGTCGTTTGCGGCCTCCCCATGCGTCATAAAATGTTCGCGATCAATTGGATTATCGAAAACCTCTGCGATAACCGCAAACATCTTCGCAAGAGTCTCGATTTGCGCTTCCGTCGGCGGGTACTCGCCTAAGTCATTCGGTCTGGCATTGTAGCAGCAGCACAGAGCAATAGCAATACTGCCTGTGTTCCTGTGATATGTTGCCCGCGGTACTTCATCGAGCGGTCTTGTGTAGATGATTTCGCCGTCGCCGTCAACATTAAAATGATAGTCATTAAACGTCGTAAAATACCGCCCAGCCGACCAGTGCCCGTATGTCGTCGCGGGCCACGGGAATTGATAAAAATAATCTCGTTTATTTTTGAGTTCCTGTCTAAATTCGGCTATTGTCATAAATACCTCCTATCTAAAATAACCGCTATTTAGCGGTTATTTCTTGAGTTTTGCAAAAATATTGTTATCAAGCAATGTTATCAACTTGTCTATGTGATGATTGCCTGCGTCTCTTAAATTCTCACAAATACTTAAAATTTCGTTGTAACAAATATACCCAAACATAAACTTGAGTACCGGCCACGAAAGCGGTATCTCTATCGCCGATAAAACCGTGTCAATCTGCGAAGCAGTAAGAATAAGAATTGTGAAGAGAATGAATTTTGTTAAAAATCCCCACAGCATAATTTTAGATTTCAGCCTTTTGGCGCTGAACGCAAGAATAATACCGTATAGCTTTTCTCTCGTTGTTAAGTAATCGGGATCCATGCCTTTATCTACAAGATATTGATAACCGATAGCCAGCCAGCGTGTAGAAATGTCAATGATAATCAGCCAAAAATAAGCGTTGAGCACAACCCCGTATGCACTGTTAATAAATGACAAGATGTACATCAGCACAACGCTTACGACTGTCTTTGATTCCCATTTGTCTAAGAGATTGAGAGAAGTTCGGCAGAAGTATTCGGCAAAGTCTATCAAGTCTAAGACAAAAACGCAGGTAACAAATCCGCCCCACAGATACGGTGGTTTGCCGTACTTTTTTATTTTTCTTTTGAGATTTTGAAAGAATGTCATTTTCGGTCTCCTGCTATGTTGTTAAATCCGCTTCCGTTTCATGCTCGTTTATCTCACTCGACCATCTGATTGTAATACTATCTGTCATTAAAAACTGTGTTCCATAAACTTTATCGCTTTCACTTTCTATAAACCACCCGTAATCCCACGGATGCATATGAAAAAACTCAATACTAAGAGTTGATCCGGGCGTTACTTTGACATATTTCACTTCGGGTTTCATTTCGGAACCGGCTGTTATTTCAATGACTGTAACTCTTTCCGGTACAATAAATTCTGAATTTCCTTTAACTTCAACGCTGCCTGCAAGCGCTTCTGCTGCAATTTCCTTCTGCACATAATATTTTTTACCGTCAACGCCGCTAAATGTGTACATGTGCGTGTCAACAACATCTCCGACTTTTGCGTAATGCGGCACACCGTCAATGTTAATTTTTAAGTAATTGTCTCCGACTTTAGATTTATCCGTCGTTAATTCTGCAAGTTCTTCTTCCCCGTTTGGCCTGATAATTTTAAATTTATCCATCATTCCACTCCTATCTTTGCGCCATTCGGCAATTTAATCATATTTCCATCAAAAATTTCTGTCTTCTTCACATACTGCGATAGATCTGCGGCAGGTCCCGGCGGACCCTGTATCCCCGTATTTCCTTTTTCCCCTTTCTCGCCTTTCGGAATTGAAAAATTAAACACTGCTGCGTTGGCCGTTCCGGTATTTGTGATCTTAGCATTTGTGCCTGGTGCCACTGTTGTTACCGTTCCGATTTTGATTGTTGCAGCGACTCCGTCTTTTCCGTCTGTTCCTTTCGGTCCGGGGTCTCCTTTAGGTCCGGGGTCACCTTTCGGACCTGCTCCGCTACCGCCGCTGCCCCCGTTTTCATATAGATATTCAAGGTCGTTCGCAATGTAGTCTAAAATACCGTCATTCCCCTTCGTGCAAAACGGCGTGTTTTTTCCGAATGATCCGGGCTTAATAATATTGTCATTCTCATCTCTTATTTCTGGGTGCTGAAAAGTTTGCGGTCTCATTCGGATACCTCGGCTTTTTTAATCTCAAGCGTGACCGTGTCTCCGTAGTTCAGTTCGTCAGTCTCTTCTTGACTTGTTGTCGACATAGCATAGACTTCGCCAGTTTCTGGATTGTGAAAGCTAAATGTAGTCAAAACCCCGTCGTTCTGCGGATATGACACCTTACCGTTGACTTTGCATGTTCTTTTCATGATTTCTCTCCTTTTTTCTAATAACCTGTTACATTAACAAACAAGATACAAGTCGCTCTGAATACTCCGCCCGGTATGTGTATATCGCCACCGGGATTGAAAATTGCACCATCGGCCAACCAGTATGCTTTTATGCGGTTTGGGCTTAACCAATTCAATTTTAATGAGCTATGAATCACAACCTGCGGGGTGCTTTTTTGGAATTCGTGCATAGAGAACATAATCGCCGCAACTTTCGCACACGGAAAATTTGTTTCCGGCATAACAGCAGCCAGTCCTGCTGCGTCGTTAGTTGATATCTCTGATTTAATATGACTACCTACAACTCTCAAGTACGGCGTTTTACTATTAAATACTAATTTCTTCGTATCGGGGTCCCATATAAACAGTCCTGCTCCTAATGTATTCGGATCGGACTCTTGCGTGAAAATATATAAAGTAATCGATTCATGTACCTGTGTCTGTATCATCGACACCGATACGGGAGCGTGTACTCGCAACGTCATTTTCCCGCCGTTTGCTTCGGCGGTAACGTAGTATTGAGGGTTACTACAATAGATCGCCGGAATGTACTGCATATTAAAAGCAATTTCGTATTCGAACCATTTCCAATTACTACCGCCCTCGGCTATTTGTGACGGCGCGGGCAGTTTATCTACTCTTAATAACCTTAAGTTTTTATACTTATTGTTAATAATAAGGTGCCTGTCAGCATTGTAAATTTCTAAAAAATTAATAAGTGCCATAGTAGATCCTCTGCTTTCTGTTTCCGTCGAAGTCACCGCGGTATACCCATCTAATTTGATTGCCCGATGTCGTAATTTGCAGCGGTGTTGTATATTCCGTAGTTTCCGGAACAAAAAACACAAATAGCCGGTCGTTACCTCGAATATCGATAGTTTGGCTTCCTGTCGGTGTGTCGGCTGTAAAACTGCCGAGAATGCGGGTCAGTGAATCTGTGATATCAAGTATCAATCCTTTTTGCGGATGATAAATTTTTAATCCGATAGCCATCAGATGTTCACCCCTAACGCTATAATACGGAAATTGTTCTCATCGAAAATTTCAATCAGATTGTCTTGTATTACCGTTCTTGCTCCGCTTGTCGCCGTTTCCAGTTTACCGATTCTTGCCGTGATTGCCGATAGACTTGTCACCGCCAGCTTGTCAGCCGTTACGGCTTTTGCCGCAAGCATTCTTGATACAATAACGTTATTGTCAAAAACGGTCTGTCCGGTTACGTGTAGATATTTGCCGTTTATCGTCGTTGTCGTCGGTGACAGATTAATCTGATTGATAACGTCGCCTTTTTGTACTCGTAGATTGATAGCGTCGGTCATTTGAGCAATCGCGCTGTAATTTGCTTTTGCAAGCATAAGATTGCCGAGGTTTGAGACGATCGTTGTAACATCTTGTTTTGCGATTGCGCCGTCGTTGAGCTTTTGCTTAACTAACGCGTCTACTTTCGCAATGCTTACCGCCTCGTCTTCAAGCATATCCTTTGAGATAGATACTTTGACAACGACACGGCTTGCTTCGGATTTCTCGCCTTCGCCGAAGAAGTCATAATAAGCAATGGATACGTCATAGATACCCGCGCCGCAAGTGTGACTGTAGCTGTTGTTTTCGGTCTTGATTGTCTTCTGCCCGTCCGTGCCATTTATATAAATGTTCATGCCTGCGCAGTCATTCGGAATCGCTTCTGCTGTCAGCCCGAAACCACCGATTGTACTTGTGAGCACAGGCGGATTCGGTTTCTTCGGTACCGGCTTGTTATACTGCAGTATCGCCGGGGCGGAGTATTTGCCGATTGCAGATTTTGCATACAGATATAACTTCCCACTTCGTTCAGTCAGCGGCAGTATAGCGGACAAGTTGTTTGTCCGGGCTAACAGTCCTGCCGTTTCGGCGCCTGCGTTCTCATCTGTTCGAACTTCGTAAAATGCAACGTCGGTATTCGTGATTTCTTTCCAGCTGGCAGTGCACGCCGCACCGAAATCTACGCCGAATCCGTCGGGCGTATTCGGGATTTCCGTTTTGAGCGCGACAAGTATTTTCAGCTGCGGAGACGTATCCGGGCTTGTCGTTTCGCCCCATTCATCTTTCGTGCAAACCGCGATTAAATAGGTATCTCCAACGATGGCCTGCGGTATAACGACTTGGTCTTTTCCGCTGCCACCGAACGTCCACTCTCCGTCAAAACCGAGTTCAGATCCTTTCGTGCCCTCTTTTATGACGAGATCTTTTGCCTGCCCATTGCTTGTCTTATACCATACGTCACCCTGCAGGTAACTCTGCAGTTCCGGCGGTGTCCAGTTGACCACAATGTCATAACGAGACACGCCGTCCGCGAGCTGTCTGTATCGGTTATATGCGGTTAAATTCGTAATTAGCGGGATGTAGTACGGAGCTAATGTATATTCATATGCTCTGACTTCGGACAAATCTTGATTGCCCGCGCCGAAGATGTTATACGAACAGAATTTAATATAGATTTTTTTGCCGATGTCGTCTTTCGTAAACGGCACTTTAAAAACAGAATTATCCAGCCGGACAAAATCTGTATCTTTAGCGTGCGTTCTGACAGCCGTATTGCACTGTCCGCGGTACAATCCTGATAGCAACCATGCGCCGCTCGATTGCAGATTAGCGTTGGTGTAACTCATACACTCGCCGTCTATCCAGCACAGAGTGTTCTTGCGCTGCGCGTCCTGCGGCGTACCGCTAAGCAGCTGATCATTGCACGTCACAAATACTTGATTGCCGGATGGGTGATTCGGCATCGGTGACAACGGCTGCATTAATTTACCGCACCGCGCAGATCCTGCAATTTGCCCGACTGTTCGATAGTTTGTGTTATCGTCAGAAACGTACACGGTACAGCCGCCCCAGCCGTCCGCCTTGCCCTTCGCGGCAATCCACAGTTCCAGTCCGTCGGCAGTGAGATCTGCCGGCGGCTGGAAGATAACCGGAATAGTGTCCGGAGCTGTTTTGTTGTAATCAATATACGGACGATCGTTTGCGTGTACGTTGTACTTCGCCGCAGGATAGTCTCCCGGCGCTCTTGATATAGCTGTTACCGTCAAGCACCCATCGGTGCCTTCGGTAATGCCGTTAATGACCGCGACTTGTTCAAAGATACCCGAATTTTCATCGGTCAATCTTACCAAGTCGCCGACTTCTAAGCGGCACAGGCTCCAATCGAGTTTAAACGTGTACTGCGTTCTTTCGTATTTGTTGTTTCTTGCTAATTGTTCGGCAATTTTAACCGCCCGTTCTTTTGTGTAGACATAATGGGCGTTCGTTACGCTGGCGGCTCTTACGCCGTAGTTCTTGATGTCCTCGGTAAATTCGTAGCTGACGGATTCTTTTTCGTAACCGTTCGCGCGATTGATGAATTCTACCGGAAACTGATTATAGATCGCAGAGCTGTCTTTTCTTTTGTATGTCACAAGGGCCCCGCCGGTCTGCGGCAGAAAATCATCCGCTGTCAGGTCTGTAATACCTGTTTTATCCGGTGCCCAGCTGCCAACTGGCCTATCTGCCAGCGGTACGATCTTTAGTTTGTCATTTGACCAGAAAACATACGCATTAGTCAGTTTTGCGATTTCATTTACGACTTCCCGGGCGGCTTTTGCGTCTTCGTCTGGCGGAGAGGAAATTAAAAGGTCGGCCTCTTTACAGTATTTTCTGTAGTTGTCCAGCCCAATAATCTGTATGTCCTTTTTACCGATTTTATCTAAGACATATCGGATGTAGTCCGCAGGATTAACGTCTATGCCGTCCCCTGTTTCTAATAACCTGCCTTTAACCTCAAAGTTATACGATGGCATGGAGCCGGAATCACCTAAATCAATAACGCCCGCCATGTATGCCAACCCCGGATACGGAAGTGCCTTATCCGGGTGCTTACCTTGCGTGTATGCCCACGGCTGCTGATTTTCTTTCCCGTCAAACAGTGTCAGCTGAATGTCATCTGCCGGATAATTGTGTACATTTTTACCGATCCACACTTTTCCGATCCCAGAAACAGGACCCTCACAAAGTCCTAAAATGACCGCTACCGTGTAGGTATAAGTAATGCTGACCTGCTTAGATCTGCCGCCTTTCCCCGCTTTGTGCGTTTCGCGGTGTTCGTGAGCGGTGAAATCGTCATAATAGATCACATTTCCCGCAGTGCGTACCGTACCGATGATTTCCGGTACGACGGCTCCGTATTCTGCGGTGTTGACAGTAAATTCACTTATCTTATTTGCCCGTGTTGTCGTTGTTCTTCCGCGAAAAAAGCTCATCGTCTCACCCTCTTTTTGTTAAATCGGTAAATTCCGCGCAGACGGCTTCTGCCCTTCGCGTCAAAAAACATTACGTCGGAAAGGTCCGTCATGACTACGCCGCGTTCTATATAAGCGTGAATAACACGTCCTTTACCGACATAGACGGCACCGTGTGAAATGCACCGTCCGAATTGATACAACAGGAAATCCCCGGGCTGTATATCTTCTACTTCGTTACAATATTTCTGCACGTAGCTCAAGAACCATTCTTCGCTATGGTGCAGATGCCATTCGTTAGAGTACGGTTCAATCTGGACACTGTCTTTTTTCAGCAATCCCGCGTCTTCTACGCAGCCTATTAGCAGCATGCCGCAGTCTACACCGCGGCCTTTTACTTTTGCGCCGTTAATATGCGGCGTACCTAACCATGCTGCGGCGGCCTTTGCTATTTTTTCACCGTCTGTCATATGAGTACCTCTCTTCGCGGTACGAACGGCGCAATCAGCGTCGCGGCATCTGTTTCTTTGCTGTAGATAACGCCGTCTTCATTCGTCGTATAACTCCCCTGCGGATAGTACCTGCGGACAGGGAACTCCATATTGAGCCCCTGCGTTTCTGCTTTGACAGACAATTCAATCTTGATACCGCCTGCCGATTTGACTTCTACATTCCCGCCGAACAGGTCAATCGCGCCCACGACGGACTGGTCCCGGAAGAAGCAGCGGCGGAGATACAGCTTAGCTCTATCAAGCACCCCGCTGTGCGCCGCCTGCAAAAACGGCAGTCCTTCCAGTTTGTCATTGATATCCGCTTGAACGGTGACGGTCATTGTATCAACTACGACACGATCATGAATCTTGACTTGCTGTCGCTTAATCAACAATGCGTTATGTAAGTACGTATGCCCGCCAAAAGATATGTCTATATCGGTATCGGCATAGTAATACTTATTGCCGTTGTCTAAGACAAGCTCGTATAGATCGCAAGAAGTAATCTTCTTTTCTGTCTCAAGATAAGTCTCAAGAGATTTATTCACTGTTTTCATCGGACTACCTCCAACTTAAATGTTTTAGACTTGTTGATGTTAAGATACTGCCGTTCAATATCTATTCCGTCGTCTGCAAACATAACTTTCCAGTAATATGTATAGTCCGCTGTAACTTTTGCCGTACTTGCCGGCGCAGTTTTGAATTTCACTGTTCCGCCGGTAACTGTGTATGCACTGCTTGCTTGTTTCACGCCGTCAATATATACCGTCACTTTTTCGATATACTCGACAGGTTCTACATAATCGCCCATTTTCATAACGGCTTGATATGTTCCGTTTGTGATCAGCGGCAGCTGTATTCCTTTTTCTTCATAGTCTTCCGGATCAAGCCACAAAAAAGGGATATGCGCGCCTTTTAACAGCGCTACAAATCCCAATAGCTTTCTATATTGTTCATCTGTCAATATCTGGAATTTCGTTTCTATCGTCCAGTTCGGCAATAGCTGTGTTGTAAGCGTACGTACTTTACCGCTTCCCGATTTTTGTACTTTTGTATTCCAATCCATTGATTTTATACTTTCCCAAGCCAATCCGTTAAGATCCTCCGGGAATTTCCTAAGTATCATCAGAACACCCCGCTATTTCCTGCAAAATTCAAATCTTCTTCAAAAAATGCTTTCCGAATTTCGTCTACGGCGCCATTACGCAAAAAATCAGCAAACGATGCAGCATCAAGAGTATTGATATCCAAATGTACTGATCTGTTTCCGCCTTTCGTGATCGTTGTTGACTCTGTATTCCGGATGTCTGCAGTCTTTACCGCTCCGCCTTTTGCAAAACGCGGCATACGTCCTGAATTGATTGCATTAAGCAGCGGTAATCCTACTTTTCTGACAGCGTCAGCATTGAGAACGTACTCACCATTAGACAACCAAGCTGGAATACTGTCTGATGTAGCCGTCCCCGGACCGCTAATTGGTCCGCCGGTCGCAAGTCCCAATATACCTAAACCAGAGCTTGACTTTGCAGACATAAGCTGCAATGCCGTGGTCGCTGATCCAACTGCTGTCGTAAACGCCGTCAATGCTCCGGTAGCATTAGTATTTGCTCCGATTTCCGCGGGTTTCGTGCCTGTGTTAATGGCGTTTTGGATGACGTTATATGCGCCCATGACCATTCCGCCTTTTTGTGTGCTGCCGGAGAAAAGTCCCAGTGCTACATTAGACGCGCTTAGGTTGTTTTTGAACGCATCAAACATTGTATTCATACCATTGTCGTATGTTCCGCCGTTACTATTATTATTTCCGCCGCCAAGCAAACTGCCGCCGAATATAGATTCTGTCAGGCGCCCTGCCCATTGTTGCGTAATCTGCTGTAGTATTGTCTCTCCGATTCCCGTTATGAGATTGTACAGCGAGTCTCCGAGTGTTTCGGATCCTGTCAAAATGTTTTGGAAAAATTCTTGGAATTTATCAGTTGAGCTCTCCGCGAGTTCTGCAATTTGCGACTGCATAGACTCGTGCCCGGTCTTCCAGATACTCAGATACGTTTCAAGGGCTTCTGTCTGTCCTTTCCAGTTCATATAGTCTTGCCCGTCACGGCTGCTCGTTAATGCCCTAAGCAGATCTGAACGATGGTTATCTATTGCGTATTTTGCCTGTTTTTCAAATGACTCTCTATATGCCTCTGTACGTTTCTTTGCAGCTTCGGCAGTCTTAGCAGTATACCATTCTTCGACAGCCACCATCGCTTCTTTATCTTCTTTGTTTTTAGAAACTTCTTTTAGGCGTTCCGCTCTCTCTTTGTTGAGCGCATTAACTGTAGCTTCATATTCAGCGTCGGCAAGTGCTTTAAAGTCCCCGGTGAGCTCTGCACCTATTTGTTTCGTTTCGGTCTTGATTTTGTTCCAGCTTTCCGTCCACGTGTCGGTCAGCTTCTGTTTCATGACCGTTCCGTATGTACTGAGCTGTTTTTGCAGTTGTTCTACCGCGTCTTTCGGAATACCGGCATTAGATAACTTGTTAATCTCTTCCTGCTTCTGTCTGATGTCTTCCGCCAGTTTGTTCATACCGGACAGGTAGGCACCTTCGGTTTCGCTGTCTATAGATTCCTGCATCGTTGAAAACAGCCGAATTGCCTCTTCTTTCGCCTGATTTAACCGTCTCAACGCCTCGTTGGCTTTTTTACCGATTTCATCAGTTGTAAGCGTTACTGTTTTACCTCCGGTGTACTCACCTATTGACCCGTAACCAAGCGGATTACCAAACCATTGATTTGCTTCCGACATGCTGCCGCGATGCACTCCACCGGTCGAGTTTCTTGCTATATATTCACCGTTTCCGGCATAAATTCCGACATGGTCTTTCCAATCTATCATGTCGCCTTCCTGCGGCACGTATCCTGTTCCCGCTGTGTGATAGGCCGTGCCGAACTGATTTACAAGCTGATTCCCGTTAATTGAGTTCAGCCCCTGTATGCCTGCTTCCTGATACAACGCAGAAACAAAAGCGGCGCATTGCACGCGGGCATCTTCGACAAGCGGTGACATCCATTGTTCCCCTTCAGGATGCCTCGACGCTATGTTTACAACTTCTTGACCAATTGGCGCTTCTACTTGATACGTTTTCGCTTCTTTAATCGCTTTTGTATTATCTTTTGTTGCAGATGTTCCCGACTCAAAAGCGGCTTTTAACGCCTCAATTTGTGAATTTATGGCTCCCTTGTCAATGTTGGTTCCGTCACCATATTTTTCGTGAAGTTTTTTAGAGTTCTCGTTAGCAGCAGCATACTTCCTATCCCATGCCGCTTTGGCTTCATCATTTTCCTTTTGACTATAAACATTCATCCGTGTTCCATTTTCTTTTACACGGATCATCGTGTTGTCTTTTTCGCTGTAGTAGTAATCTTTACCGTTTACGTTGACATACTGTGCGTTTTCTGCCTCTCTCTTCTCTTCCTGATGGAATTCATACAGCTTATACGTTGCGGCTAC